TAGAAGAACGGTTTCCGGAAGGCCCTGAATTGTGGATAAGTGGACGACCGCGGGGAGTTAGGTACTAACGAAGGTACTAACGGATTCTCATGGTGTCGCATTCGCTAGGTTTCAGTAGGTGTTCTGTATGGTGCGTGCGGAATCCCCCCCGCTCCGCATTTGGGGTTTTGGCGCTAGTCGTCAAAACCCTTTTTTCATGCCGTTTTACGAGTCGGCAGTAGGTGCAAGCGGTGGTGTCCGATGGTTTTCAAGGTTGCGCGAGATTGCGTTTGACTGCAAAAAAGTGCGATAGTTATGTACTAATTAATGTACTAACGAATTCGAAAGATGTGTACTAACGGACATGGCGAAGAAAAAAACGAAGCGCAGAAGCTTCGGCTCCATCGGCGATTACACCCTCGGGGGACACGCCTATAAGCGGGCGAGATACCAAACTCCCGCCGCAGCATTGGCCGCCGACCCCACTTTGCCCAAATACCAGACGAAGACCGTGGCCCCCCAGTACGAGGACGATCTTGTGGCATGGCTGAACGCCGCGCAGAACGCCATCAGGGCGGGCGTGTGGAAGCCGGAACGCAAGGTCAGAGCCGAGAAAAAGGCGTCCACGGAGACGTTCGAGGAGTATTACGGCAAGTGGGTGCAAGAGCGTCGCAAGCCCGACGGCGACCCCCTCAGCGCAGCCACAAAGGCAAAATACCTCGATCTCATGCAGACCTATGTTTTTCCGGTAATCGGCAGCAAGACTCTTTCCTCCATCACGCCGCAGGACATCCGCAACTGGTACGAGAATTTCCCCATGAAAAACGGAGTCGGGGCGACGGTCAGGAAAAACTCGCTCAGCGTCCTCAAATCCGTGTTGCGCACAGCAGCTAGTAACGGTGAGGACGGGACCGAAGCCCTCATATCCTCACTGCCGGTAACCGTCAAACCCAAAAAAGTGAAGGTCAAGCATGAGTACGTCATCAGCACCGACGAGGAGCGGGAGCTGATTCGTGCCGCCATGCAACCACGCTTGGCCATCTCCATCGATCTCGCAGGAGACGGCGGGCTGAGGGAGGGCGAGATCTGCGGGGCGCAACGCCAGGACGTCAGCAAAGAGAAACAGGGCATCTACATCAACCATGCCCTCAAGGAAATCAAATCCAAAGGGGTCCCGCGCAAAATCGTTCTCGGCCCCCCGAAAAGCGAGAAGGGCAAGAGGTTCGTCCCTCTCAGCAAACGCGCGTTCGACCGCTTGGAAGAGCATCTTGAGGAATACGTCGGAGAGAAGAAGGACGCGTATATTCTCACGACCGAACGAGGGAAGAACGTGGCCCCGCAATCATTACGCAACGCTTATCTGAAAGCGCGCAAAGCCGCTCCGAGAGTGGACGCGTTAGGCGGCACGTTCCATGACCTGCGGCACACCGCGTTGACAACCTTCGCCGCCCATGGGGCCACCCTCTCCGAATTGAGGGACATCGCAGGGCATGAGACATTAGCCACGGTAGGAATATACCAACAAATCAGCCAGCAGCACCTCGACAAGGTGATGGACAGCCTCAACCAAACCCACGAAGCGAAAACAGAAGCACAACCAGAAACAGCAGGGGAATCCACTCCGCGCGCCGACAGCTCACCACTCATAGGCTTATTAACAGCCATGCAACCAGAAGCGATAGGCGCCGCGCTCGCAACAATGAGCGAAGAACAGAAGAAGCAAATATTGGCCGCATTGCCTGCCGAGACGGTGCAGCATGTATTACTCGCCACACTCAATGCATAAACAAAGACCCCGATACGGCATCGATTTCAGATGCCGTATCGGGGTCTTTTCTGCGTTTGGGAGGTTAGTCGTTGAGATGCTGGATTGCGTACGCGGCTTCCTCTGGGGTGAATTTCTCGCCGTTGGCTGAGGTGAGTTGGTCTTGGATCGCTGCAGGGCTCATGTTCATTTGGGACTGGTATTGCTTCGCTTTCTCCAATGCGTTCCTGTTGTAGTCGGTCTGGAGGTTGTCGACGGCGTATTGGCCTGCTTCCGCACTGAATTTTTCACCATTCTCGGAGGTGAGCTGATCGAGGATGCCCTGCTTGCTCATGTGCATCATGTCGCTGTATTGCTTGGCTTTTGCTAGTGCTGACGTGTATTCGGCCGGTACGGCTGGTTTCTCTTCTTCTTTAGGGGCTTCCGTAGCAGTATCCGTCGATGCGTCTGCGGAGGAGTCAGTCGTGGTGCTCGTGGAAGCTGCGGGTGTCTCTGTTTTCCCTCCTTGGCTGCCGATTCCACCTCCGATGGCGATGACGGCTATCACGATGATGACCCAGAACCACCATTTTTTGTAGATTGGTTTTTTCTGTTTTGTTTGTTCTGGTGTTGGTGATGTCGGTGTTTGCGCTTGCGGGGTCTGTTCTGTCATTTGTCTTCTCCAGTGAGGACGTGAAATTGATAGCTTGTTCAGTTTAGGCCTTGTGGTGGATAGCGTTTCGTGTTTCGTCTACCTCGTGCCATATATTCTTAATCACTGATTCGAACAAATGTTCGAATAGGTCGCTCGGAGTGGAGCGGCAAGGCAAAAAAAGAAGACCGGCTAATCCCGCGAAGAATCTACCGGCCTTCAAATGCTGAGCACCACCAAGAAAGGAGGTACCGCAGTGAACTAGTCTACTACTTTATGTTTGAGTAACCTGCAGCGCTGGCTATGAGCGCAAGCGAGTTTGGGAATCCGAGATGCGGGGCGATGGTGTCAAGTTCATTGATCGACCAGCTTTCAAGACTTGACATTCGCGCGCTCACATAGGGCTGAGATTTCTCTATCATATTTGCGATTGAATTCTGGGTGATTCCTTTTTCTTTCATTTTGTCTTTCATGAGGGATGAAACCGCTCGGTTTGTCTGCATGTTTTCTTTCATGACAATTATTATATCTCAAATATGATAATCTCTTCGGCGTGTCGCGATTGCTTAATCACATATCTGATATAACATGAATGTAATTCAACTAAACAGTTAGAACTTGTTGATAGAAATATCACATATAGGATAAAGGAAGAAAATGGACAGTAATGAACGAATCTCAAAAGCCATTCAGGTAAGGCTTCTTCGAATCGAAAAAACACAGCGAGAGGCGGCAACTGAATCAGGGATAAACCCCTCCGTGCTCAGCTCGTATATGTCAGGGAAATGGGGATGGAAGATCGATGTTTTAGACAAATTAGCGCCGTCCCTTGGATGGGATTCAGCGATTGACATTACTTCAGCCGCGCTCATGGAACAGACCCTGGCCGCATAACCATAAAAATAAAGCCCCGCATTGCAGTGCGAGGCCAAATGAAAGGTAACTAATGAATAACAGTCTAGTAAAACCCTTCGATTTCAAGGGTACACCGGTACGAACCCTCACATACGAGACCGGGCAAACATGGTGGGTGCTCGCAGATGTGTGTAACGCTCTTGGGCTGAGTAATCCATCAAGAGTTGCCCAGCGACTAGATGAAGGTGACGTAAGTCAGGCTGACATCAGCCCTAACTCTGAGTTAGGGCATGGGTTTAATACTGTCGTCAACATCGTTAATGAGTCGGGACTTTATGAGGTTATCTTCCGTAGCGATAAGCAGGAGGCGAAGGAGTTCCGTCATTGGGTTACGTCTGATGTTCTTCCCACTATCCGCCGCACAGGCTCCTACGGTAATCCGCAAGACAAGAAGGCTCTCCTTGCCGCCGCCTTTATCGAGGCGAAGAGCATCATCGAGGATCAGGAGAAGCAGCTAGCTGCACAGGCTCCCAAGGTGTTGTTCGCTGACGCTGTGAGTGCTTCTGATTCGAAGATTCTCATCGGTGAGATGGCGAAGATCCTCAAGCAGAACGGTGTGGAGAACATGGGTGCTAACCGGTTCTTCCAATGGTTGCGAGACAACGGGTATTTGATTCGTCGTCAGGGTAGGGACTATAACTCTCCGACCCAGCGCGCGCAGGAGATGGGCTTGTTCTTCGTGAAGGAAACCAGCATCACGCACTCCTCCGGTTTCATCTCCGTCAACAAGACCACGCTCGTGACAGGTAAGGGCCAGCAGTATTTCATCAACAAGTTCCTCGGTATGAAAGACCTGGTACTCGCATGAAGCTCACGGATTCCGAGAGGGAAAACATCCAGAAGACCATCGAGATGCTGAAATCGCTTCTTGCTGCAGACCAGAACAGAGATCCATTAGTTGTAAGTGAGCCACTTCTTGCTAAACGGGTCAAGAGGCTTCGGGGGACGGTATCGCAGGAAAACTTAGCCGCACGGATGCGGTTGCGCGGTTTCTCGTGGGTAAAAGCCACTGTCTGGAATATTGAAAACGGCACACGTCAACTGAAGTTTTTGGAATGCTTGGCATTTCTTGACGTTTTGCAGATACCACGCATGGAAGGCATTAAAGCCTTGTCGCCGGAGGTGGATTATGAAGCCGCGCGTTAGGGGAATGATCTCGAAGACCGAGGCTGCTCACCGTCTGGGTTACAAGCAGGCTCGCAGCATCAATGATCTCATCGAGGACGGGATATTGAAGCAGATCCGTAAAGGGCCGAAGGGTGGGCGCAAGCTCATCACGCTGCAAAGTCTTGAGGATTACGAGACGGGTGGCGTGCGATGAGAACAGTGTTATCGAGCGCTCCAGCGGGGCTGGGTATGGGTTTGGCGGCTTGCGGCTCCTACCTGCATGACTGGCCGTTGTTGACGTTTGGCGTGGTGCTCATGGTGATTGGTGCCGTTCTCTTATGGAGGTGTGAGGAGTGAGCTGGGTGAAGCCCGTGGACGGGCGTATCAGGCTCTCGGCTCCGATTCTTGACCCTGTGGATGGTCCCTCGTTGGGCGAGCTGAAACAGGAGTTTAAACACTTGGTGGCGAAACGCAGTCTCGACAATCCTGAGCGTTTCTACTATCCGCCTGCTGACGCGCAGATACGGCAGGATCCCGAGAAAAACATTTTGACATCGAACGTTTATTACATGGAAAGGCTTTGACATGGACGAGTATGATTTCGCCGCCGAATTGGACGACGACGAGCAGTTGAGCGCGTTGGCGGCGCTCGCGGTGTTGGAGAAGCGGGTGAAGGACGCGATGAGCCGGTTGAAGGCTCGGCAGCGTGACCGTATCGGTATGGGGCATGGCGCGAAAGCATTCCTCAATCATGCGGAGGCGGCGAGCGTGAGCGTCACCAAGGATGGCGATGGCAAGTTCGTCGTGAAGGATGCGGAAGCGTTCGCACGTGTGCTCGTTGGATTGGGTGACGATCCCGAGGATCCGGAATCCAGGTTGCGTCTCGTTGTGCTGCCGAAACCCTCGGCTATGACAGCGGAAGCGTTGAAGGAACTTGTGGAGTCACATGGGGGAGAGGTGCCCGATGGGGTGGATTGGAAGAACGGTGTGCTTTCCACGGTCAAGATTCAACTGGAAAAGACCGTGAAAGATGAGCCGTTGGATTTGAGCAATCTTCTCGGGTTGCCGCAGCTGCTTGGTATTGAGGCACCTAAGCCTGTTGACAAGGATTCCACCGATGTCGAGGAGGATCCATGGAACAGGGTCTGACGCGCACGAACCAGCATTCGCTGATGGTGGAGCAGGTGGAGTGGAGCAAGCTCGTCAGCCAATCCGACATCATTCCCGACTCATATAAGGGCAAGCCGGCGAACATTCTGATCGCCGTGGGGTTCGGCGCGGCCATGGGATTATCTCAGGCTGAATCCCTGTATCGTATTTCGGTCATCAAGGGCAAGCCCACCATGTCGGCTGAATTGATTGCGGCGCAGGTGCGTAAGGCGGGGCACAAGCTCAGGTTGGAGAAGGACGAGAAGAAGCAAAGCGTCGTCGCCACCGTGGTGCGCTCCGATGACCCCGATTACCCTATCTCGGTGACCCGTGATCTCGCGTGGGCGAAGAGCATGGGATTGGCCAACAACCAGAATTATCAGAAGCAGCCGATGACGATGCTCACGTGGCGTGCCATCACCGCGGTGGCTCGCGAGGCCTGTCCCGAAGCGTTGTTCGGTGTCGTGTACACGCCTGATGAGATGAGCGATCTCGACAACGTTCAGGTCGAAGCCAAAGTCGAAGATACCACTGTTCCCGAGCCTGTGGAACCGGAGATCGTTGACAAGCCAGACCAGGTGAGAGTCAAGCAGCTCAAGGAGATCGCCCGCCTCATGGAGAAGGGCGGCGTGGACTCCAAAGACAAGGCTGCGAAAGCGTTCAAAGCCCTCACGGGCCGTGACATCACCGGCACGAAGGAGTTGGAGCCCGAGGAGATAGAAGCGTTGCTTTCGGCTCCTCAGATGGTGACGGAACGCAGTCGGGACGCGCTCAAAGTGGCCGAGAAGCCGGTGGAGGGCAGTGATGCTGCACCACAAGAATCCTGACTGTCAATGCGACTACTGCACTGGCAATCGCTCGCCGTTGGTGAGGCCGGGTTGTCCCGAATGTGGTAGCCCCACGTGCGCGAAAGCCAGGGAGCATTGGCTCACCTGCAGTCTCATAGTCCAGCAACGCAACGGGACACCACGAAAACACAATCACAATCTTTAAGGAGTTGTCATGAACGGAGCACCAAGCTTCATCACAGGAAACATGGGAAAAGACCTGCAGAAGTTCGATTATCAAGGCAAGACGTCCGCAAGGTTCTCTATGGGTTTCACACCCCGCATCAAACAGAACGGCCAGTGGGGCAACGGTCCCATCGTCTGGTACAGAGTCACCGTGTGGGACACCTACCTCGCACAGCACGTGCTCAACAGCCTGCATAAGGGCGATCCGGTCGGAGTGTACGGAGAAGTCACGACTGAGGAGTATCAGGGCCAGACGAATTTCAATCTGAACGCGCAGTTCGTCGGCGTTGACCTCTCGTGGCGTGACGTTACCGTTCAGCCGCGCCAGCAATCGAATGCGGCATCTCAGAACGACGCATGGGGCAATACCGGTGGTTTCGGTACGCCCATGGACGAGCCACCCTTCTAAGGAGCAAACGATGCTGAACAGTTTCGCTTTCGAAGTGCGCGGGATCAGCCCCGCGCCAAAAGGCTCGTACAACATCGTAACGAACCGACGAACAGGTAAAGGCATGCTGCTCCCCAGTTCGAAGAAAGAAAAACCGTGGCGACGCGAGGTCACCAAAACGATCCTCAAACAGAAGAACTGCCCCAGTGGTATCGCGGTTCCTGTCGAGATTTGGCTTGATTTCGCGATTCTACGACCGAAAACAGTGAGTGTGAGGAAACGTCCCTATCCGATAGTGAAACCGGATTTGGACAAGCTGCAACGCTCCACGCTGGACGCTTTGACGGATTCCCACATCATCAAGGACGACGCGATCATCACGGACATTCACGCGACGAAAAGATACGTCACTTCCCCGAAAGACCAGGGCTTGAACTGCCAGATGCAATGGGAGGCGGAGTGATGGATCTGGACATGGAGTTCATTCGAGCCGCGAGGAAACCCGTTGGGGAACGAACCAAGCGTGAGCAGGATCTTCTTGGCAAGGGCGCGAGCGGGAAACGAATGGTCTACCCACCCTGTGATGTGGACCTTTGCTTCGGAAAGGTTCTGAGAGCACGACGCATGGGATTGGGGTTGTCACTTCCTCAGGTTGCAGAATACACGGGTCTGAATTCGGAGTATCTGCGTCAGATAGAGAAGGGAGAGCGCGTTCCTCGTACGCGTGTCCTCATGATGTTCGCATTGGCTTTGGATCTGGATATGAGTGGTTTCTACCGGCTGGTGGCCGACAGTTTGGAATCGAATGGTGATTGACCCGTGGCTCGACTCGTATTTGGAGCGTGAATCCAGTGAGCAACTTGAGTACGAACGAGAGCTTGACTACAGGAGTGAATCCGACGACTGGGTGTTGAAGCCAGGTGGCGATGAGAACCGGGTGGATGACTGGGTGAACGTGAACAGCATTCCACGCGATGAATACGAGGATTACGGGGTTCTCTGAATTAAGAGAATATTCACTGAATTTAAGAGAAGCGAAGTGGAATTGATTGGCATGTTTTTATGCGGTTTCGCGATGATTCTGGTCGCGTGGATCGCGGACAGATTGGAGAAATGGAAATGACAAACCACATCGAGGAAGCGATTGCTGAATTAGGTGTTGCGGAACATTACACGAAATACGAAATGGTGGCTGAAAGTCACATGGAATCCGCGAAGGCTCATGCTCTCATCGCTATCGCACAACAGCTGCGAATCATAAACCTCATCGGTATGGGGCTGGCCTATACGCCTGACGGCACTCCAAACATTGATGTTGCCGAGGCTCTCGGAATCAAGGAGGAGAAATGAGTATTTGCAGAGAAATCGACGAGGAGGACCTAGCTCAAGTTTTGGTCGGGCGCAAAGTCGTAAACATCAAAGAGGTCTATGGGAGTACAGAACTCACGCTCGATGACGGCACGATAGTGGCTCTCTCGGACACAGCTGATTGCTGCGCTTGGTACAGCCAAGAGGTGAAGAACATTGACCTGCTCGACAACATCATCACAAAAGCCGAAGTCAAAGAACTTCCAGAAGACAGTGAGGCCGAAGATGGGTGGATTATTACCATTCTCAGCCATGACAAGGAAATAGGAAGCATCAATGTTGAGGGAGATCCCACTTCCGGCTACTACGTCCATTCCATCATCATCGAAGTAGAGAAGTAGGTGTCTGAATGAGTATCGCAACCAGAGAAGCGGCGGAGTCGTATCCGTTCAAAGACTCATTCACTGAGCACGGCAATGAGCGCACCAATCTCAGGAGAGAGGGCTACATCGCTGGTCGTACCGCTCCTGTGACAAAGGAAGAAATAGACGCAGCAGCCAGAGTGTTGTGGAGTGATGCCCTCTATCGTCGAGCTCGACACTTTGGAATCGTCCAAGACTTCGATGACCTGGCCGAGGAAGACAGACAGCACCTCACACACGCAGCGCAAGCCATGTTGTCTGCTGCTAGAAAGCAGGTGGTGACGGATGAAGACTGTTGACGTGAATCGAATCCTTGGAATCGATGAGCAGTTCAAAGCACCTACCAGGATCATGGAGCTTCTTTGGAATCGTGGTGAGCGTGAGCGGGTGTTTCGAGACTTTCTCGAAGTCGACAGTGACGTTTCCTTCGATCAGTTCCACCAGTATTTCGCGGAGGAGCAGGCGGATCGTAAGGTCAACAAGCAGGATTACACGCCGGATGGAATCGCGAAGCTGTTAAGTGAGATTGTTGGCTCACCCAAAGCGGGGAGTGAGAACGGTTGGTCTTGTTATGATCCCGCTGCTGGTACGGGCGGGCTCACGATTGTGAAGTGGTGGCAGGACTGTTTGAAAAAGCTTCCGTGGGATTACGTGCCGCACGAGCACTTCTACATGTGCGAGGATCTTTCCGACCGTGCCATCCCCTTCCTGCTGTTCAATCTCATGATTCGCGGGATGAACGCCATCGTCGTGCACGGTGACACGCTGGGCCGCGAGAACTGCAAGGGCGTGTTCTTCATCCAGAACACTGCTGATAACTTCCTTGGCTTCTCCGATCTCAACGTCATGCCGTACACGGAGCAAATCCGGCGCGAGTTCCAGATCAAATCATGGGCTGAGGAGAAGGACCGGTATCCGGCTCACATCGAATCCGATTACCCCGTGTGGATGCGCCCGGTGCTCGACGCGATGGCATTGGAAGGCATTGACGCCCATATTAAGGAAGCAGGTGAGTGATGAGTAGGCGAAGAGAATATTCCACGGCAATAAAAATTGATGCGGTTCAGCGCTACAGGAACGGAGAGTCAAGCGTCTCGGTGGCAGAAAGCATCGGAGCGGCACCCTCGACGATCACTGACTGGGATATGAAAATGCCCGGAGACATTCGATTAACGACCTTCAAACCTGAAATTCTCACGGAGAGATTAAGCGATAGCGGCGAACTCGTGACCATCGAAGCCGAAGACAACGACTCGTTCGACTGCTCCATCTGCGGAGGCGCAATGATGAAAGAAGGATGGTTCACCGACAGCATTCCCGATTTTAACTATTGCCCATGGTGCGGCACGCGGGTCAAACAGCATAGCGAACCAGTGAAGCAGGTGAGTGATGAGTGATCCATCTGAGCTTCTTTGCTCATGGTGTGGGCATGAAATTGAGTCTCTGTGTTCCCGCAATGATGACATTCAGTATTGCGCTGTGTGTCATAGACGTTTCATTTTCGCTTCTGCTCATTCATTTGTGATTCGACCCCGGTCTGCTCAGGTTATTTTTCCGCAGATTGATGTGTATGAGGATTTGCAAGGCTACTGGTGTCGGTATGAGGGGCACGTGGTCAGAGGTGGGTCGCTCTTCGGACTGGATGTGAATTTAAACAATTTACTGCACGGTTGGTTTGACCTGCATTACCGAGGATTCAAGGAGGTTGATGATGCGTGAGATTACAGCGTTGAAAGAGTGGACTCTTGAATATGACTTTGATGGGGTGACGATGAGGGCGGTTCTATTGGCTGGCTCGCCTGATTGTCCTGCAGAGCGTCACGTATTTAGTCTGACGCGGAATTTTTCGTTTTTTCACCCGTATGTGCCTACTCGGGAGGACTTGTTCGCTCAGGCGAATGCTTTCGTTGGTGTTCAGGGAATTGGTGGCTGGGTTCGTGTGGATTGGCAGTTCTCAAATGGTTGTCATCGTGAAACATGGAAGTTTGTTCTCGACGATGCAACGCGCTTTACCACTGTCCACGAGAAATGGGAGGTGCTGGTATGAGCAATCCTTCTCGCAAGACAGTCGCCTTGGTTAAAGAGCGTGATGGTTTGAGGTGTGTGCGATGCGGCAGGTATTTGGAGGGTGTGCCCGCGAGCATTCACCACAGGCGCATGAGATCCCACCCGTTTCCGGGTTTGCATGATGTTTCGAACCTCATCTGCGTTTGTGGAACCGGGGTTACTGGATGTCATGGTCTGATCCATAAATATCAGACCTGGGCTTACGAGAATGGGTGGCTTGTAAAGGGCACGAGCGATCTCATTCTCCCCGTTGATACTCCCATCATGGTTCATGGCAGGGGATTGGTCTATTTGGACGATTCAGGACATTACTTAAAAGAAATTGAGGTAGCAGCATGAGCGCTTCAGGTAAGGCCGCTTTGAGGGCTGTGGAGTTGATGCGGCAGGGGATGAGTGATGAGGAGATAGCCGCATTATTGAATCGCAGCGTGGAATGGATCGCGTTCATTCGGCGGAACACCGTGATACGAGAGGAGCCGGGATTCTGATGAGGCTTCTCACGCCCCAGGATATTCACGAGAAGAAGTTCAGTGTCCACCGTTTTCGTGAGGGCTATGACATCGACGAGGTGGACGAGTTCATGGAAGACATGGAGCATACCGCGAAACAGCTAGGCGATGTTGGTGTCGGGTTGCTGGAAATGATTCAAAGGAGGTGGAGTGGCAATGAGGATAAGAAGCATCAAGCCGGAGTTCTGGCGCAGCCGTGACATTGCGGCCTTGGATTGGGAGACGCGGTTGCTGTTCATCGGCTTGTGGAGCTATGTGGATGACAACGGGGTGGGCAAGGACATTGATTTCGATATCGCTGGAGACCTGTTCGCTCCCGACCTCATCGGCAATGCTCGCGAGACTGTCGCGAGGGTCTCGCGAGGGTTGCGGACGCTTTTTGAGCATGGATTGATCTACCGCTACGAAGTGGACGGAAAGCCATTCTTGGAGATCGCCACGTGGACTCGTCATCAGCGCATCGACAAGCCCAACAAGCCGCGCTACGAAAAACACGATTCCAAGAACGCCGTCATTGCAACGATTACCGAACCCGTTCGCGAGGGTGTCGCGAGTGATTCGCGATTCAGTCGCGAGAGTCCAGCGACTGGAACAGAGGAACAGAGGAACAGAGGAACAGAGGATATTAAAGAAAAAGAACCCGCGAAAAAAACTTCGCGGTCTCGCTCCTACTCCGAAGATTTCGAAAAGTTCTGGTTCTCCTATCCTGAGATCCGACGCAAGGAAAAACCACAGGCCTATACGGCATGGAAGCAGGCGATCCAACGTGCCGAGCCCCAAGTCATCATCGACGGACTACTGAGGGTGTGCACAGGTGATGTCACGTACATCCCGTATCCAGCGAAATGGTTGAAGAACGATTCGTGGAATGACGGGCCGGATCTCTCGGCGGGTGGCTTCCAGCAGTCGAAGTCGGCGCAGAACCTTCAACACAATCAGCAGATGGTCTTGAAGTACATGACGCCCGAGGAGCGGGCGCGAGTGAGTCAGGGGAAGCGGCCTCTGGGATTGGGGGCGTGAAATGTTGAGCATGGCGGAAGCGGCTTTATTGCTGGCGAGGATCAACGCTCATCACGGCAACGCGCAGGTGGAGGACTTGCAGGTGCAGGTGTTTCACGAGGAGCTCAGAGCAGATATGACGATGGGTGATGCTGTGGAGGCTATCAGAGTGTTCTATGCGAATAATGCTTCGGGCAGGTGGATGATGTCGGGTGATGTGAATCAGGGCGTGAAGAAGATTCGCAGCGAGCGCCAGCCCTCCGACGAGCGGGTGTATCAGCTCACCAAGGGCACGGATCTGGCAGGTGACATCCGGTATCTGCAAGCACTGCGCAAGAACGTCAGTGCAGGGCTGAGCTTGGAGCAGGCGCACGAGAAAGCCACAGCCACGATGAAACAACTGGAAGCGTCTTCTAACGCACGTAAACAACCAGCCCTAACAAGTACTGGGAACCAAGACGATAGAGCGTCTAAGACGGCAAAGAACATTGATTGGACGCGTGTGGGGAGGAAACTCAGGTGAGCAAATGCCCGTTGTGTGGTGCGTCGACGAGTCAGCCCGTCTGCTCGAAATGCTGGAAGACGTATGTTGACGACTTGCAGAAACTATGGCGGCTGCTGCCGCAGTTGGAACGCGTAAGCAGGCGCGAGGAGCATGTGGGTGGCAGGCAACAGGGGCATGCCAGCCCGGCATTCGCGAGCGCGCCTGTGGATCTGCCTGCGTTGGATCTGCTCACGGAAGCCTCCGAGACGTTGGAGGAGGTGGCTGGTCATGCGAACCTTTGGGCTCACCAGTGGAGGAGCGTGGTGAAGAAGCTGATCACGCATCGTCCGCAGGTCACGCAATCCCGCAGTCTCGTCGAGGACAGGAAGCGCATCAGCCGACTGGCGAGCAAGATCGAGCTACGGCTCACCCCACCACAAGACCGGCTCATCATCGGAGAATGCTTGAACCCGGATTGCGGGGTAGTGTTGAATGCTGTGAAAGACCAGCAGGAAGCGCAATGCCCGCAGTGCAAATCCGTCTGGCAGGTGGAGGCAGTGAGAGCCAAGCGCAGGGAGAAGCTTAGTTACCACACGTTGGAAGCGTCCCAGAGCGAAGCGTCACGCTGGCTGAAACGCACAACGGGAGTCTATGTGGAAGCGCACATCATCACCATGTGGCTGCAACGCCGAATGCTGCCCAAGACCACGAAGCTGAGCAAGGGCAGGTACGAATTCAACCTTGGAGAGCTACTGGTATTGGCCGAAAGCTTCAGACCACGACACGGCTTGCATTAGTCCACTGTTACCGTATCTTGGATATTGTGAGGTTTTCCCCATTAGGGAATCTCACAGGAGCAGAATCAGCTTCCACCGACACGAGAACCGTTAGGAAGCGCATGAACCCCGGTCCAATCCACCGGGGCTCACTCATGTCTTAGTCATGCTGAAATGCGATGAGCCGTAGTCCTCTCGCAAGCCTCTGCCCCAATATCCTCTTTGAGGAGTCACCACAAGGTGAGTTACAGTGAGACTTGTCCGCTAGTTCCGCACTTTGGGCATTCGTAGTAGGCGTATTCCCTATCCTTTGCTATCTCGTCTCCGCCCGCTGCATATCTTTTAAATGGTTCGTTGCGGACGTCGTCGGTCATGAATTCATGACCACAGTTGAAACACTTCACTGATTTCTCCATTTCACCTCCCTTCCTTAACCTACTTATTCTCATAACAGAGTTATGCGAATAAAGCGAGTGGGAATCCCAGACAAAGGAACAAAATGACAACCAAGTTCGCTCAGCTCGTATCCGAAGACAAGCCCGAGAACCAGACCGCCGTAAACATCAGCTTCGTCGACGTGGATGGCAAGGCCACCAGCATCGGAGGAGGAACGCTGAAGCCGGCCGCCGCCGTCGCAGTCCCGGCCGCTGACGCCGACAACGCTGCGTTGAATTCCACCCTCACCGCCGTCATCAAGGCCCTGCAGGACTCCGGGCAGATGGCCACCGCCTGATGCCCACGCAGAGGAAGCACACCCGCGCCTTCGAGAAGGACAAGCAGCGCTTCCTCTCCGAATGCAAGGAGAAGGAAGCGCCCTGCTGGCTGTGCGGGCTTCCCATCGACTACTCGGTGTCCCCCGGCTCGAGCGACGACAGCTTCAACCTCGACCACGAGTTCCCGGTATCGAAACGACCCGAGCTGCAGTTCGACCCCGCAGGCTTCAGGCCAAGCCACCGCAGCTGCAACATACTGCGCGGCAACAAGGACCCCGAGATCAGCCTCGGAACCCTGAGCAGAAAGTGGTACTGACATGAAGAGCATCGGCACCGTATCCAAGACCATCCACCTCGTGACCGACGAAGGACTCGAGCTCGGCACCTTCACCCTTCCCATCACCATCGCAGCCGAGCCCGCGAGCGCGGCAAAAGCGAACCTCGTGGTTGCTCGTCAGATTGGCAAGCCCGATCTGGTGAGGAGAATCGTCGCCTCGCTCACCGAATCCTTGGGGGTAGGGGCGGTCGAATCCTAAATAGGCTGTTTCGCGGACTACCTCCCGCGCCGTGATCTTCCTCTCCCCCCGAGGTTTTCCTGACCGGGGGTCGCGCGCGCGAAATGAGGTGCCGTTCGCTGTTTTTCATTGATTTTCAGGGGTGATTCACGTGGTTTCAGCGCAGAAAAAAGAGAAATTCCCCGACCAGTTTGTCATCGACGCGTTGGAGCGGAGCCTGCGGAACGCGAAGCATCTGCGCGCCGAGCATTCGGCGCTGGTGGCGACGGCGCGCATGATCGCGAACCGGCTCGACTACCTCGCGGCCCACGATTTCATGGTCGACGGGAAATTCGACAACGTCACTCTTCCCACTTTCCTGAAGTATCTCGATTCCCTGGGCCTGACGATCCATGTGGAGAAGGCGAAACCCGAGAAGAGCGAGAAGAAGACGGCACCGAACCCAAGGAACGACATCCAGGCTTTCCTCGACAAGCATCCCAGAACCCAAGCGGTGTGAACCGGAGGTGAGAGATGGCGTCACAGGCTTTCGGAAAGACCGAGGCGCGAATCTTCACCCCGCCATTGCGCAAGCTCACGCCAGAGACCACTCTGGGCTACGAGGTCATCGACTTCGCCGAGCAGGTGCTCCACGTGGATCTGTACCCGTGGCAGAAATGGCTTCTCATCCATGCACTCGAACTCAAACCCGACGGCTCCTACCGCTTCCGCAAGGTCATCGTTGAAGTCGCCCGCCAGAACGGCAAGACCACACTCATGGGCGTGCTCGCCGCGTGGTGGCTCTTCATCGACTCCAACAGGTGGCCGCAGAAGGTTCCGCCCAGCAAGTTCCTCATCGTCGGAGCCGCCCAGACCCTCGACAACGCCAAAGGCCCCTACAGCCAGGTCAAAACATGGTGCAACCCGATTCCAGAGACCGAGGAGGACAACGAGCTCGCCATCCCCGCCCTACAGGCCATCACCGGCAAGATCAGCAACGTCAACGGCGAAGAGGAGATCCCCACGAGGCGCAGAGCACGCTACATCGTGCGCGCCGCCAACAACATCCGCTCCAAATCCGCCTCGAAAGCCGTCTTCGACGAGCTGCGCGAACAGCACAAGGAGGACGGATGGAACGCCGTGTCCCAGATCACCAAGGCGATCTGGAGCGGCCAGCTGTGGGGCATCAGCAACGCCGGCGACTACCGCAGCATCGTATTGAAGAAGCAGGTGGAGAAAGGCCGCGCTCTCGTTCGAGCTTGGCACGAGTTCGTCGACGCGGGAATCCAAAACATCGAGGACTGGCTCGAAAACAACGACGGCAGCTTCGGCTTCTTCGAGTGGAGCGCGGTGGAGAACTGCCCCGTCGACGACGAGGAAGGCATACTCCACGCCAATCCCTCCATCGGATACGGGCCCATGAGCGTCCAAAGCATCCGCAGCGACATCGACGGCATGACCGAAGCCGCCTTCCGCACCGAGGTCCTGTGCCAATGGGTCACCGCAGACATCGAACCCTACATCGACCCGAAGCTGTGGAAACGCGGCATCGACGAGAACAGCGAGATAGCACCTGGCAACCGCATCGTGCTGGGAATCGACGTCTCCGACGACCGCTCCACCACATGGATCTCCGCGGCAGGATACCGCGCCGACGGACTCCCCCACGTCGAAGCGATCCTGCGGCGCGCAGGAATGATGTGGGTCCCCAAGGTCCTCGAAGCAATACAAGAAACCAACCCCACCATCACCGAGGTCGCCATCCAAGGCAAAGGCTGCCCGGCGAGCGATCTCATCGACCCTCTCGTCGAAAAAGGCTGGACCGTGCACCGCGTCGAAGGCAGCAAGCTGGGCAGCGCGACAGGACGGATCAACGACCGCACACGCGAAGGCAAGCTTCGGCATCTGCCACAGCCCGCCATCGACGCCCAGGTCAGCGCGGCGATCATCCGCAGGCTCGGCGAGGCGGTCGTGTGGAACCGGCGCGACGCGCCCATCCAGATATCCGGTCTGGTCGCCGAATCATACGCGCTCTTCGCCCTGGAGGCGGAGCAGCCCGAGCAGCAGAAATTCGAATCCTCGTACGCGACGGTGCCCTTCGTCACAATCTGACCTTCGGAAGGAGGCTCCATGGGACTCTTCGACCGATTCCTCAAGAAATCACCCTTCGCCCCACTCATCGGAACCCAGACCATAGGACGGCCCGAGGGAAACTTCCCGCCGATCCAGATCGCGGACCCGGGAACCCCGCTTCTCTCGTACGCTCCGGGAAACAGCGTGTACGAGACCGAGCTCGCGGTGCGCGACGTCATCAGCTTCATCGCCTCCAACATCGCGTCGATCCCCTTCAAGGTGTACCGGAAGAAAAGCAACGGGGACCGCGAGGAGGCCGACGGCACGCTGCTCTCCGATCTTCTCCAACGTCCCAACCGCAGGCTCACCCGCTACCGGCTCTTCGACAGGCTCATCAAGAACGGCCTCATCTACGACCGCTGGCTCTGCCTTCTCGGCGACACCGTGCAGGGGCTCGAGCTGCGCCCCATTCCCGACCGAAACTTCTCTCTTCTTGGCAACACGATGGACGAGATCATCGGCGTGAGGGTCTACGACGACTACGCCGACGCCACGAACGGCACGCTTTTCCCCTATCCGGAATCCCCCGCAGTGGTGCTCGACGTCGGATTCTCCAGCAGCGGAGTCGATGGCTCGCCGATCTCGGACACGCTCAAACCGTATCTTCAGCTCATCCGCATCATGACCGAATACCGTGCCGCGATCGGCGATAACGGTGGCCGCATCCCCGCCTACATCTCGCGTGACAAGGACATGCCCTGGCCGAGCAAGGAGGCTCAGGACGCCTTCGTGCAGGGCATGCGCAAATACGTGCATGGCGGAGGCTCCGAAGGGGGTTGGCCGCTCCTCAACGACGGCATGGCCATCCATCCGGTCGACGCTTTCAAACCCATCGACATGAACGATCTCGAAGCCAGCGAGAAGATCCGCATCTCGGTCGCCAACGCCTTCCACATCAGTCCGGAGAACCTCGGATTCCGTTCGGGAACGAACTCCAACGTCAGCGCCTTCAAGGAGCAGCTGTGGAACGTGGAGCTCATGCCCTACATCGTGGCCTTCGAACAGGCCCTCAACCACGCGCTGCCGCTCTCGGTGCCCGGTTCCGAAGGCCTCTACATCGAAGCGAACATCGACGCGAAGCTGCGCGGCACGTTGGAGACCCAGTACGCGGCGTTCTCCA